GTGCCGAAGTATGAATATTACAGGGCGGGCTAATGGCAAAGTTTGCATCTGGAAAAAACTCGTGGGCTATATCTGACCGCTCCGGTTTCGCTTACCCGTATAAGGTAATGAAACGCGAGTGGAACGGTTTGCTCGTGGGTCCGGATGAATACGAGCCCAAACATCCGCAATTGGGGCCTTTCCGCAAGGTTGTGGACCCTGAAGCGCTGCAAAATGCGCGTCCTGACCGTGTTGAGCCACTAGATGTATTTGTCGGTGTGCCTCTCGTTGAAGCCCCTAACCTAAAACCGGTGCCTTGCTTCGGTCAGGTTGGCACAGTTACGGTGAGTACGTCATGAGTTTCACATACGATCAGCTAAAACAGGCCATTCAGGACTACACAGAAAACGACGAGACATCGTTCGTAACCAATTTGCCGGTTTTTATTCGTCAGGCTGAAGAACGTATCCTTAAAAACGTCCAATTGAGCCTGTTTCGCAAGAATGTAAGCGGTGCAATGAGCGCTTCTAACAAGTATTTGGCTTGTCCAAGCGATTTTTTAGCGCCTTTTTCGCTTTCTTTTGTGGACGGGAACAGCGATCACCAATTTTTGGAGTTCAAAGACGCTGATTTTGTACAAACGTTCAATCCAGACGCTACAACCACCGGAAACCCGCGGTTTTATGCGGTTTTTGACATAGATAACTTTATTTTGGGCCCTACCCCGGATAGTGCTTATGCGGTAGAGCTTCATTACTTCTATAGACCGGCCAGTTTGACCGCAGGATCAGGTTCCGGGACCACGTGGCTGAGTGAAAATGCAGAAATTGCCATGCTGTACGGCAGCTTGATGGAGGCTTACATCTATATGAAAGGTGAGCCTGACATGATGCAGCAGTATGAGAAACGATTTATGGAAGCGATCCAAGGTATGAAGATGCTTGGGGAGGCGAAAGAAGTAACAGATGAGTATCGTACCGGTATGGTGATAAGGCCCAAGCAATGAGTATCCCAGCACTTGATTTGAACATAAATCCAGATTTTAAGGTGGAAGTACACACCACCAACAATCGTGGGTTTACTCCAGAGGAGGTTGCAGAGCGTTGCGCACAGAAAGTCATTTCTATAAGCGACACGGCACCCCCTGCAATACAGGCGCAAGCACGTGCCTTTCGTAAGCAGCTAGTTAAAGTTTTAGAATTTTACATGCGCGAAGCGATTAAAAGTGATAGAACCACTGTGTACAATGCGTTAACCGATGCAGGCCACAAGGAGCTTGCTGACTTAATAAGGAGACTGTGACATGGCTTTCTCAGGAAACTTCATGTGTACATCCTTTAAGAAAGAGCTTCTTTTTGGTGTACATGACTTTGATCTCGCCAATGGCGACACTTTTAACATCGCGCTTTATACGAATAGCGCGTCTTTCGATGCTTCGACTACAGCCTATACGGCTACCAACGAAGTCTCTGGGACGGGTTACTCTGCGGGCGGTCAGGCACTAACGAATGTAGACCCCACCACGTCTGGCACGACGGCTTTTACTGATTTTGCCGACGAAACGTGGACTACGGCCACTATTACGGCACGTGGAGCGCTTATTTACAATACGACACCTAATACTACGTCGATTTCGGTGACGAACCCGACTGTTGTGGTGTTGGATTTCGGTGGCGATAAAACCTCCACCGCAGGCGACTTCACCGTTGTGTTTCCGACCGCTGATGCAAGTAATGCGATTATTCGGATAGCGTAATGACTGATGTTGTCGTTCCAATCGGCGGCTGGGGCCGCTCTGGTTGGGGCGAAGGCCCATGGTCCCAGAGCGGATTTCCGTTTGCCACGGGCTCGGTAGGCTCTGTAACAGTAACCGCGGATGCAAATACGCCGGTTACGGGGTTACAAGCCACAGGTAATGTTGGTAGCGTAACGGTTGTTGCGGAAGCCAATGTAACCGTAACTGGGGTTTCTGCTACAGGGCAGGTAGGTTCTGTAAGCATCATAGCCGCGGCCAATGTGGACGTGACCGGCGTTGCCGGTACTGGCCAAGTCGGCTCCGCCAGCGTTACTGCTGACGCAAACGTCTACCCAACCGGATTGGAAGCTACCGGAGCAGTTGGCACGGTAACGACCACCGCAGATGCAAACGTTAACGTTACGGGTGTAGCCGGTACAGGCGCTGTAGGCACAGTCACAGTTGTAGCCGAAGCAAATGTTCCAGTTACGGGCTTAGAAGCGACCGGATCGGTAGGTTCAGTTACTGTTGTTGCCAAAGCAAATGTATTCCCAGATGGGATTGCGGCAACAGGTCAGGTTGGTCAAGCCTCAGTAGATGGTGAAGCAAACGTACCTGTTACAGGTATTGCTGCGACCGGTGCAGTTGGGTCTGTTTCAGTAACTACTGACCAGAATGTTAATGTAGGTGGCGTAGCCGGTACAGGACGAGTTGGTAGCGTGACGGTAGAGTCTGACGCTATCGTGAATGTAACAGGTGTAGCTGCGACAGGAGGTGTTGGACAGGTACTGGTGTACTCAAATATTGTCCCCGATCAGAATCCGGGGTATATTGAAGTTACACCAAGTCAGTCGCCTACGTGGTCGGAGGATACGCCAACACAAGATGCTAACTGGACGCGAATAGCAGCGTAAGGATTTAAAAAGATGCCAAGTACCTATACAGTAAACCTCGGAATCGAAAAACCCGCCACGGGGGAACAATCGGGCACTTGGGGCGATACCACCAATGTCAACTTTGACATTATCGACCAAGCTGTCAACGGTTCAGTACGTGTCACGCTGACCAGCGCGGGTACTTCCGGGTCTCCAAACGACCTTAACATTGTTAACGGCTCAACGACAAGTTCAGAAGGCCGTAACAAATGGATTGAAATTTATAGCGCCTCTGATCTGGGGGGTAGCGCATACGTTCGTTTGGTTCCAAACGACGCTGAAAAAATTCTATTTATCAGAAACAGTCTGGCTGGTAGTCAGTCTGTTTTACTTTTCCAAGGCACGTATAACGCCAGTAATGACCTAGAAATCCCGGCTGGGGTGGATATGGTCGTTAAATTTGACGGCGCAGGCGCGTCTGCGACTGTTACGGACGTATTTACAAAGCTCCGCGCCACTGAAATTACCACGCCGACGCTTACTGCTGGGACGGCTGACATCAATGGCGGTTCCGTAGACGGTGCCACTGTGGGCGCAGCCAGTGCCTCAACTGGCGCATTTACGACGCTTACCGCCAGCACGAGCCTTAATATTGCCAGCTCTACTACGGTAGATGGCGTTCTTGACGAAGACAATATGGCGTCAGATAGCGCCACTAAGCTTGCTACGCAGCAATCTATTAAAGCTTATGTAGATAGCCAAGTCGGCACTGTGGACACGTGGGCTGAGGTTCTTGCTAATGGAGCCACGTCTGGTGCTACCAACCCAGAGATTGACTCGGGTCAGGCCCTAAAAACCAACACGATCAACGAAACGACCGCGGGTAGCGGTGTGACTATTGATAGTGTTTTGCTGAAAGATGATGTCGTAAATGCAACGGACATTGAGACCAGCAATATTTCTGCTAACGACGGCACGGCTGCGGCAACGATTGCGAACAGCACTGGCAACTTTACGATTACCAACTTTATTTCTAACTCCGTTGATATTGGCGGCGGGGCGATTGATGGCACCAACATTGGTGCTTCCACCGCGGGTACCGGTGCGTTTACTACGTTAGGTGCTTCTGGGGTTACTACTTTAAGTGCAGATTTAGCTGTAAATACAGATACGTTGTTTGTAGATGTTTCAGACGACGTTACTATTGCTGGGTATACAGAAGCACCGTATTCCTTGAATTACGGTTACGGGCAATTTGCGGTTGTTTCAAGTAACACTTATTCGGGCATGAGCATTTCCGCGCACAGCGACGCCGCGATTAATGGTAGTTACTTCGGTTTTACGCGCTCTCGCGGGACACTTGCGTCACCGTCGTATGTCCAAGCGGGAGACCTTATCGGCACCGCCACGGCGCAACCCTACCGACTATCCGGAGGCTCTAACCGATACTCTGACTCTGCGTCGATGAGTTTTGTAGCCTCACAAACCCATTCAGCTACTCAAAACGGCACGGATATTACGTTTAAGTCGGCTGAAGACGGTACGATTACCCTTTACGAGCGTTTATCCTTAGAAAGTGACCTGACTGTATTTAACGAAGACAGTCGAGATGTAGACTTCCGCGTTGAGTCTGACAGCAACGCAAATATGTTGTTTGTGGATGCTGGCAATAATCGAATTGGAATGGGGACAAACTCCGGCACGGGTAGTTTGCACATTAAAGACGTTAAAGATAGCGGCGGTGCCGACGTTACTGTTATTGCGCAAAACACAACTTCTAATCGCATTGCCAGTTACCAAATTTTAGATGAAAGCAATAACGTCACCACCAAAATACAGTATGACAATGGTGGAAACAGAGGTGCCCTTAATATTCAAGTGCCGACGTTAGGCAATGCCGACGTGGGTTTTGACGGCACTACGTTTTTAATTGCCTCTAATAGCTCCAGTGCCGCTTTGGTTTTGCAGTCAAACTCTACTGACCGATTTAAGTTAAAAGCTACCGGCGAAGGGGTTTTTAATAATTCAAGCAACGACTACGACTTCCGCGTTGAGTCTAACAGCTCTACCCATGCGCTGTTTGTTGATGCCACTAATGGCAATATCGGCATAAATGATTCTGCGCCATCTTCTACGCTTGCAAGCGGAGTTTCCGCTACAGGCAGAGTGCTTTCTATCGCTTCCGGCGGCACAACTGCTATTAGTATTAGAGCAACTGATTCCGTAAATGATCGAAACGCTGTTCTTGAAATGCTTTCTTCAGGCAACGGTGGGTCAAACAATATTATTGTTTATGGCGACACTGACACGACTCCTAGCTCTAAATCAGGCTTGATATTTCAAGGCTACCATAATGGAAGCAGGGCACAACGTGCGGAACTTGATTGGAGCGGTCAGTGGATCAATGAAATTGGAGCCATATTTAACGACAGTGGCGCGGATTCCGACTTCCGCGTCGAGTCTGACAGCAACACCCATGCGCTGTTTGTAGATGCAAGTGAAAACTTAGTAACTGTCGGTAGCTCGGGCGGCTATGGCACTTTACAGGTCGTCGGTGACAACGCACCTACTGAGTACCGAACGCTGTTTGTGACTAGCGCTTCTGATATTACAAAAGGGGTGGCGATTGCTTATGACTATGCTAATGATTACGGTGTTATTACCGCTGTAGATGCGGGTACTGGCTGGAGACCGCTTATTGTAAAAAACACCAGTTTGAATGTTGACCAATCTCTAGTTGCTAATGACAGTGGCGGGGATAACGACTTCCGCGTTGAGTCTGACAGCAACACCCATATGCTGTTTGTTGATGCAGGAAATAATACGGTCAGCGTAGGGGGAAGCACGTCTTTAGGAACATTAAGTGTTATATCAACCGTTGATGGAACAGAGGCCGCACCGCATTTTGCAATATTGGGTGCGGCATCAAATTACCAATTAAATATGTGGTTAGACGCAACCGCCGCTTACATAGGTCAAAATTCTGCACTTAGGTCTTTAAGACTCTACTCATCCGCAGAAACTGCTGGCGTCCAATTATCAGCAGGCGGCACTTCATGGGGTACTTTTTCTGATGAAAGATTAAAAGAAAATGTAGAGCCTGTTGAAAACGCACTCCAATCTTTGTCTGGATTAAGGACGGTTAAATATCATCTTAAAGATGTAGATGGCCCAGAGGACAAGAAAAAAATAGGTGTTATTGCTCAAGACCTTGTTGGTGTGCTTGATGAAGTAATTGACCCAACATTTAGGCCGGATGATGATACTGAGTATATGGGTGTTCGTTATACAGAGCTTGTACCAGTATTGATTAAAGCCATCCAAGAGCAACAAGACTTAATTGAATCATTGACCGCGAGAGTCGCACAACTCGAAACTAACTAGCCATTAAAGGAGAAAGAACCATGGCAATTACTACAACTTGGAGCGTCAGCAACATGACGCATAACGACGCCGACGGTGGCGTCATTCTGGTTTACTGGTCTTGCGTAGCAGCAAGTGATGGAGACCCTTCTTACACTGCTACTGAGGGCGGCAAGCTTCGTTGCGAGCCTGACCCGGCAAGCCCGGACTTTATCCCATACGCGGACCTTACTGAGAACGACGTTCTTGGTTGGGTGTATGCAAGCCTTGTTGAGGGTGACGAAACCCCCGATGAAGCAAAAGCTCGCGTCGAAGCAAACCGTACTGCGAAAGTGCAAGGTCAGATTGATCGTGCAAATACGCAAGCAGACGGCCTGCCTTGGGCGGCTACCCCTTAACTTTTAACCGACAAGGAGACTTATGATGGCTAAAGACGAAAAGAAAACCATCACAGTCAACGGCGTAGAACACAACGTTGACGACTTAAATGAACAGCAAATTGCTATGGTGAACCATATTGCAGACTTAGACCGAAAGCTTTCTAGCGCACGTTTTAACGTGGACCAGCTTGCTTTTGGCCGTGAAGCGTTTGTGAATGCTCTTGCTAGTTCATTGGAGTCAAAAGAAGCCGCTGAGTGAGGAATGAATGCCGCTACAAAAGTTACAGTTCAGACCGGGTGTAAATAGAGAAACCACCTCGTATACCAACGAGGGGGGCTGGTTTGACTGTGACAAAGTGCGGTTTAGGTTCGGAACGCCCGAAAAAATCGGGGGCTGGGAGCGGCTTTCAGGCAAAAGCTTTCTCGGCACCTGTCGGGCGCTTCATCCGTTTGTTGCTTTAGACGGAACGAGCTACATCGGCGTAGGTACGCACCTCAAGTATTACATTGAGGAAGGCGGTGGTTATAACGACATTACCCCGATCCGTGAAACAACGGCTGCGGGCGATGTGACGTTTGCCGCGACCAACGGCTCTTCTACGATCACTGTCACTGACACCGACCACGGTGCAAATGAAAACGATTTCGTTACGTTTTCTGGTGCAGTGAGCCTTGGTGGTCAGATTACGGCAGACGTTCTTAACCAAGAGTATCAGATTGCTCGCGTAGAAAACTCAAACACTTACGAGATTGTAGCTCGTGAGGTAAATACGCTTGCAGATATTACCATTGATGGACAGTACACGCCGGTTCCCGTCGTAGCGGACGGTTCAGACACCGGTAACGGCGGAGCATCTGTCGTTGGTGCTTATCAAGTGCAGACGGGTTTGGATACGACTGTTGCAGGTACGGGATGGGGTGCAGGCACTTGGTCCCGCGGAACGTGGGGCTCGGGCGCTACTTTGACTGCTATTGGCGACACGCTGCGTATTTGGAGCCATGACAACTTTGGTGAAGACCTCATTATCAACATCCGCAATGGTGGTATTTACTATTGGGATAAATCGACCAGCTCGGCACCCTTTACACGGGCCGTGGCGCTTTCTGACCTTGCCGGGGCTGACGCTACAACGCCTACGATTGCTAAACAGGTTCTTATTTCTGACCGTGACAGGCACGTAATCGTGTTTGGTTGCGATCCAGAGAACAACATTGGTACGCAAGACCCGCTGTTGATTCGTTTTTCCGACCAAGAAAACCCGTTGGTGTGGTCAGCGGCTGCAACCAACACGGCAGGTGATCTACGAATCGGTACAGGTTCTGAGATCATCACGGCCCTTGAAACACGGCAGCAGATTCTCGTGTTTACGGACACGTCGCTACACGCGATGCAGTATTTGGGGCCGCCCTTCACCTTTGGTATCAACGAAATTGCGACAAACGTGACAATTGCAGGCCCTTTGGCTG